TTTTTTTTTTTTTTCATTTTTTTTAATGATTCTGTTGGCTTTTTTTTTATTTAGTAATTTTATTTTATTTTTTTTATTTCTTATCGCTTCTTTTTTTTTGTTTATTTTCTCGTTTTTTTTCATTTATGTTATTTTCCTTTGATTTAGACCAGGTCTAAGGTCTATCATTGAACCTTTAACTTCTCCAGGATAACCAAGTTCTATATCTGTACTTATAGACTCTTCTTCTTTTTGTTCTACGTAAGGAACTGCAGAAAAATTAGAAATTGGAACACTTAATGTTTTATTAAAATCATTGATTATCATATAATGAGTTATCATGTCTTTTGAAGGCCCTATTTCTTTAACTATTTTGTATTTTTTCCCAATAGTTAAACCACTTAATTTAAATTTATCTTTTAAATGAATTTGTAATGGATCAGGTTCGAAATATTCTTCTTTAATAAAATCTTCTTTTATATTGTTTGGAATAAATAAATTATTATTTTGTATTACATTCATATTTTTATCTAAATCTTCTATTTCTATATTTTTATTTTCCTGTAATAATGAATCGTTGAAAGTAAATTTTTCATTTCCTATTATTATTCCATTTTTTGTTTCTCTTACTTTAATTGTTTTTTTAACAAATTGTTCTACTTCAATATCACATACTAAAATATCTCTTCTAGATAATTGTTGCATTATTACAGAAGCTAACTTAGAAGCTTCAATATTTTCTTCTTTTTTACCAATTTTATATGTTTTTTCTTTTTTAATATCTGTATCGAATTTAAATTCTTTATCATCTATTTTAGGATGATAAAATATCTTTAACAAATATCCCATTTTAATTTCCTTAAATTATAGTTGTTAAATTTTTATTTATTTCCTTTTTAACTTCTCTTTTTGATTGTAAATATTTTCCTATTTGAATATAATATGATTTTCCTATTTTTGTTTTATTTTCTATATTTTCTATTATTTGAGATGGTTTTAATTGAATACAAGTATCAGATTTTAATTGAACAGGATAATTTTCTGGTAAAGATTCTATAAATGAAATAATATCTGATCTTGCTATTTTTTTTTGTATATTTTTATTCATCTTCTATGCCAGATTTAGGAATTTTACTTAAAAAAATACTACTACCTCTAATAGCATCTATTTCATATTTTCTTCTTGTTACTATGGAATAAATCATATCTTTTTTTTGTTCTAATGCTTTAACTAAAGCATATAACTGATCTTTTTTTGCGCTTATGTCTAAATATTTTTCTTTAGCAGCTAAAACATTTTCATCACATGAAACAACAGAGTGTATTTGTTTATCTGTAACTCTAGATCCACTTTCCATTAATGATCTTCTTGCTATTTGCATAGCCTGGTTATAAATTTTATCATATTCAAAATCTAATCTATCTTTCATTGAACATAACTGTTGATGTTTCATACAATAATAAGCATATAAAGCTGCTTGTTTTTCTAAACATTCATCTAAATTTTCAGTACTGATTAGTAAATCATCACTTATATTTCTTGAAAATTTATCGTTTTCATTAACATTAATAGAAATACTCATTTCAGGTATCTTTTGCATATATAACCTCTTTTAATCAGAATATTTTGCTATAACTTGTGCTGGATCTATAAGCTCAATTGTTTCAATATCTTTTGTTTCAAATGGAAATTCATCATTTTCTGTGAGCTGTACTGGCATTGATAGATATAATGATTGTTTGGTTACTATTATATCTCCTTCATTTATTCCTCTTGAGTTTGCTGTAGAAGATGCTTTTATTACTTTTTTTAAAGCACATTTTTTATTTTCTGTTCCTGGAATTATTATCTCTCCAACTTTTTGTTGAAAAGAAATAGGTTTACATAACATAAATGGTTCTACGTGTTTTATTGTTTTTGGCATTTTATTCTCCTTTAATTATAAAAAAGAAAATGTTTATTAAAAATTTTAACTTAAATTTCATCTTCTCCACATACAGAAACTGGAGGAGAAGATCCTAATATACTTTCATATTCTGTTTCATCTATTTCTTTCATTCTTAATGTATCTGGATCTCTTTTAACCCATACAGTAAATTTACTTTTACCATTTCTATGTTTTACAACAAATAATCTAGATAAATATTTGTTCTTTTCTTCATCTGTTTCATTTAATGACCATAAACAATCTACTACTCTAATTTTAGCATAAGAATCTCCTATTTCTCCTTCAGTTATAGTTCTGACTTGTCTTCCTATTCTATTTGCCTGAGTAGCCGTCATTCCGCATAAGTTTTCAGCTTGCATCCATCCTCTAAATTCTCTTGTAGTATGATATTGACCTTCATAAGTATTTAATCTAGAATTACTACATTTTACTTCATCTATATAATCTAATAATATTAAATCTGGCTGAAATCCTGTATGATTATAAAGTTTGTTTGTATATGCTCTAAAATCATTTATTGTTCCTTCTCCAGCCGGAAATTCTTTTATTTTTAGTAAACCGGATACTTTACTTTCTATTATTTGCATTTTTCTTTCTAATTCTGGTATATTAGTTATTATATCATCTATTGGTATTAGAGATAACATAGAGTGTATTCTCATTGCTATTCTTTCTTCAGACATTTCGCATGATATATATAATACTTTTTTACCTCTTATTAAATTTTCAGCAGCAACTTTACATAACCATAACGATTTTCCAACTCCGGAATTTGAGAATATCATTCCAATTTCTTTTTTACCCATACCACCACATAATTCTTTGTCTATAGTTGGCCATCCAGTAGTAAATTTTTCTCCTTCATATTCAGCCATTAATCTTTGATACACTTTTTTAATATCTTTAAATATATCGGTTCCAAATGATTGTTCTGGAGCAACCAATAAGGCTTCTTTTATATTTTTTTCTATTTCATCAAATTTTCCTTGATCTAATAATTCAACTGATTTTAATATCGCCAATTTAACAGCTTGTTGTTTAGCAAAACTTAATGCTTCTTTTTCTAAATACGATTTTTCTTTATATGCATTTTCAGTTCTCTCTGATATAATATCTATTTCAGTTAATATTCTTGGTAATTGTATGTGATTTGAATATTTTGATTTTATTTCTTGTATTAATAAATCTAATGTTATTGGAGAATTATATTTTTCAAAATATTCAAAACACTTTTGACATATTATTCTATGAACTATGTCTTCGAAATATTCTTGTTTTACTAAACTCAAAGAGTTAATTAAAAAATTTCTATCGGTAAGAATTAAATTTAATAAATCTCTTTGCAAATCTATAGTAAGATTAAATTTATCTGATTTATTATCATCAAATAAATCTTCTTCTTCTAATATAGAATTTTCTATTTTTGATATATCAAAAGACATTTTTAGTCTTTAAACTCTTCTTTTATTATTTTTTTTATATCTTTAATTTTTTTCTTGATGGTTGGATATGACATTTTAGTTGATTTTCTTATAACATTCATTTTAATATTATTGTTTTTACATTTTTTACTTTTTTTAAATATACTATCATAATTACATGAATCTGTAATTATATCAAATGCATCAATTGTTTTTTGATCATTTATTTTATTTCTTATATATTCAAAATCATAAGAACAATTATTTGGAGTATAAGAAATATTATTTTCAGAATTACTAACGAAATCTCCTCCTTCTAGAAATTTCCATTCGTCTAATGAGATTTCTCTATTTTTATGTTTATTTTCTTTTGAAATATGTTGACCTAAAGATTTTGAAGTATTCCAAATTATCGCTTTACAATATATATTGAATTTATTATCAAATTTCAAAGGTGAATTATAATTTGGAGCATTTGGGCAATAATTTTTGTATTTTTCTAATATATCAATTAAACTATCTTCATCTGGTTCTAAAAAAGAAGATTTTTTTTCCCACTTTTTTTTTAATTTATTAAACTTAATTAAATCATCATTTTGTAATATATCGCTGTTGCTAAAAAAATTAAATACATTTTCTATAAAAGTTTGTCTTTTATAATAAGAAGCAGCTCTAAACATTCCTATTGAAATTTCTGAATGATAATCTTGTAAATCCTCATAAGACTTTTTATTACTTAACATAAGTTGAGAAGCAGCATACCAACATAATTTTCCGTACTTTTCTTCTAGCTTTTTATATTCTTTATCTGATATAGGAAATCTTTTTTGAATATACAAAGATTTATCTGGTTCGGAATAATCAAACATTTTTCCTCCATTTTAAGAAAATTATATTTGAATATTATAATTATATTTTTTTTCGCTCTAATTCTTTAATTTCTTCATTAATTTTTGTGTTTACTATTACTTTTGCGTTTTCAAATGTTGTTAATTGATTTTCATAAAACACAGTATTATGAAATTTATTAGTGCTACTAACTTGATAACTTGTAATAATAAGATTTTCTCGTTCGACGCTTAATATTATTTTTTCTATGATAACTGGGACAAGATTTCCTTTGTTTGCATCTTCTAAAATATATACTATATCTCCAATATTAAATTCAGTTACAATTTCCATATTTACTCCCAAACAGTAGAAATCTTTATATTTGAATTTAGCTTTATATTATTTATTCCAAATTTCTTAATTTTATTTGGATTTGTCATAATATTTTTAATTAATTCTATATTTTTCTTTGTCTTTTCTATTGGGCTATCTACAACTATTGAATCATGAACATGAATTATTATATGAGAATCGTCATCTAATTCTTTATTTAATTCTAATAATGCAGACATACATATGTCATTTGCACAGCTTTGTATAAGAAAATTTTGACCTTGTCTCAAAATCAACCTTAGATTATTTTTATTTATATTATTAAAAATTCTTTTCCTACCAAATAAGTTTTCACAATAAGATTTAGAAATTATATCTAAATGAATGTTATCAATAAATTTTTTAACTTTTGGAAACATATTAAAAAAATTATCTATTAAATTTTTAGAATAAGATAATTCATAATTGTTTTGTTTAGATAAACCGTATTCTGTTCCTCCATAAATAATATGAAAACACAAATCTTTTACTTCTTGTCGTTTCTTATAATCAATGTCAATAATATTAAATAAATCTTTTGCTATTAGTGTATATACATCTTTACCAGAATCAAATATACTGATCAGATTTTCATCTTGAGAAATATAAGATAATATTCTCATTTCCATTGCGTTATAATCTGATATTATTAAATTGTGATTTTCTTTACTTTTAATTATATTTCTCATATCTTTTGGTAAATTCAGAGGATTAATGAATTTATTACTATCAAAAGAACTATTAGTTAATCTTCCAGTAACAGACCCACATAAATCATAATAAGAATATAATTTACAACCGTTATTTGAAATTAAACCATGTTTTTCAATTTCAGAATAACATAATATAAGATTTTCTAAAATCTCTAAATAAAAATCTAATTGTTTTTGTGAAATAGATTTTATAATTTTTTTAAAATCTATTAATAAAGATTTTAAATTTTCTTTATTTCTTTTATAAATAATTCCATTTATAGAATTTAATAATGTTAAATCATAAATTTCAGATACATTAATAAATTTTCCAGGAATAAAATTTAAAAATTCTTTTACTCTATCTGAAATTAATATCTTTTTATTCATTTCAAATAAACATTTTCTAATAATTCTTAAAAAAATTTGGTTGTCTTTTTTTATAATAGGGCATTTTATTAGAAATTGATCGCTTCCAGGAGAATAAAATGATATTTCATCTACAACATCTTCTAAGTAATTAAAACTTTTAGACTCAAAAGAAAAAACAATTATGTTTTTATCTTTTTGCCATTTAAGAAAATAATCTAATGATTCTATTTTTATTGGCATAAACAAACAATAATATTAAAAATTATTTCGCTTTATAAAAGAATTGTTCTGGAATAATGCTTAAAAATTCTTCTAAATTAACAATAATCCACGAATCCCATAAATAATTTAATAATTTATAATTTAATATCATATACTTAGAAAATTTATATAAATTATTAATTATTACTTCTGATTCTTTATAACCAGATATTGGAACAATAGCAACACATGGTCTTCTATCTTTATTATAAATTACCATTGGAATAGATTTACACCTGTCCGCTGCAACTATAGATTGATTAATAAATTCCATAACAAGCTTTTTATCCCAATTATTTTTAAAATTAAATATATTAAATAAATCTATATTATATCCCGATTTCGCTTCAATTGTAAATAAAAAATTTTCTGGACAAATTATGTCCCCAGACAAAACATTTCTCGCATTTTGTTCTAAAGAATGAGTTGTTCCAAATGCACCAGAATGAGGAACTCTATTAAAATTTTTATGAAAATGATTTGAAAGTATTTTACATATTTTAAGCTCTCCACGACTTCCCTTTTTTTTTGAATTAAATTTTTTTTTATAATTCCTTTTTTCAAAATCGTCTATTATATCGTCTATTTTAACTTCATCATTCATTAATATATTATAGATAATTTTTTAAGAGATTAAAATAGAAATTTTATATTTTTATATTAAATTTATTATTAAAATATGAATTAAAAAATATTATTTTTTTGTTATTAACGGCATCATATATCATAGACATTGTGGCTTTGTTTTTTTTATCAATATTTTCTATATAATAAATATTGTCATTATTGATTTTTTTTATTACTTTATATGTATCTCCAAACTGAGAAACTCTATAAACACTATCGTCTCTGTCATAATATATCAAATAATATAATTGACAAGAATTATGAAAAGGAACATCTATTCCCTTTACTTTATATGTTCCAGATATAGTATCTATAATAAATGTTCTAGATTGTTTTTTTGGTAATTTTATATTATTATCTAAACATATTTTTTCTAATTTAGAGTTTCTCATATGTAAATTTTTTGCTATTTGGGTACGTGAATAACCCCTATTTATTAAATCTATTATTAATTGTTTTAATTTTAAATCTTCCATAAATATATTATAGAATATAAATTATATTTTGGCGAAATTTTATAAAAAATTAAATTAAAACCATGTATAACAAATCATTATGCCAATTTTTTACAATAAAAAATATATGGTTGAAAGATCATATTAAAAATTTTATATTAAAAAGCTCTATAAATGGAATTTTAGATCCATTTGCTGGAAATGGAGATTTGTTGGAAACATGTCGAAAAGAACTTAATATTAATAACATATTAGGGTATGATATAGATAAAAAATTTAAATGGAAAATAAATGATAGCTTGATAAACATTGAAAAAACAAACAGATTAATAATAACTAATCCTCCTTTTTTAGCAAAAAATATTGCCAAAAGATTAAATGTAAATAATATGATTAAATACTTTAATAATAATTCTTATAATGACATATATCAAATAGCTTTATTTAAATGTTTAGAATATCATGATAAAATAGTCGCAATAGTTCCAGAGACATTTATTCTTTCTAATAAATTTTTAGATTTTACAGAAAGCATAACAATATTGGAAGAAAACCCGTTTTTAAATACACAACATCCAGTTTGTATAATATGTCTAGATAAAACCAAAAAAAATGATACATTATTATATAAAAATAATGATTTTATCATGAAAATATCAGAATTAAATTTATTTAAAATGTCATGTGAAAATAAAATAAAAATTAAGTTTAATGATAAAAATGGAAATATAGGACTTAGAGCTATAGATGGATGCGAAATAAATAATAGAATTAGATTTTGTTTTCCAAATGAAATTAAAAATAATATAAATATATCTTCTAGATCTTTAACAATAATAAATGTAGAAATTGATAATAGTTTAATACCTACATTGATAAAAACATCTAATAATATTCTAGAAAATTGGAGAAAAGAAACTTTTGATTTATTATTAGCGGCATTTAAAAATAATAATAAAAATGGAATTAGAAGAAGAAAATTAGATTTTAAAACAGCAAGATGTATATTAGAAAAATCAATTAATAAAATCGTTTAAATATTCCAATACCACAATCCCATAATTTATTAAATTTTGGTTCTATTATTTCGATCTCTTTAAGATTTAACTCGTTAATAATATCATTAATACAAAATCTTTTATCTAATAATATTGAAATATTTTTATCAAAACAATTATTAAATATATGGTTATATCCCTCTTTAATAAAATAATAGTTTTTATAACATAATCTAACAATTTTATTATCAAACATAGACATAATACAAACCAGTTCGTTATTATATAATAAACCATAATTAATAGAACTGTTAATATAATTTAAAATATTATTTTTATTAATAAAATCTCTAGCTGTATCTTCGTTTATATTATTCAAAATACATTCATTATAATATATTATTTTATTTCTTTTTAGTTTTAAATTAATTAATGATTTCCAAATATCTTTTTTTTCAATCCATTCGTTTTCAAATATATGAAATAATTCAACTCCTTTTTGATTACACATATTTGTTTTATTTAAATGGTAATTTTTGTTTTTATTTTTATGCCAGTAAATCCCATCAAACTCTATAGCTAGTTTATAATCTGGCAAATATATATCTAATTCATATGGAGGTATAATAGAATTGTTATTAAGTATTATATTATCAATATTAATAAATTCTATTATTTCTTTTTCAAATATAGATGAATTATAATGATTGTTAATATTTATATTATATTTTTTAAAATATAATCTCATAGTGCTTGGTGCTATTCCTATTTCTTTTGCTATTTCTTTTATTGATTTTTTTTCTATATAATGTAATTTTTTTAAAAATTCTATATCATTTAATTTATCAATTGTTTCTTTAGAATAATATAAATCTAATTTTTTAGATGGATTGTCTACGCCATATTTTAATAAACTTGTTTTTTTTATTTTATCTCTAATTTCTTTTACTTGATTAATATTACTTACGCCATATTTTTTAATTAATGTTTTTTTGTTCTTTTCTTTATAATCATTTGATTGAAAATAATATTCTACACCATATTTTTTAATATTATGTTGTTTAATTTTATTTTTAATTTCTTGAGATTTCCATGGATTATTTACACCATATTTATATAAACATGTTTTAATTGCTTTTTCTCGAATGTTTTTTTGAACACAATCATTACAACATTTTCTATATCCATAACGTAATCCTAAAAACTTAACATCATTCTTACATGTTTTACAAGACTTTTTATTGTTTATATTGTTAAATATACAATAAATTCTTTCTGATAATTTGCAATCATGATTTAAAAACAATGTAATATTAATTATTTCATTATAGTATTCAATATAATTGTTATTAATAAACCAATTTTTATTTAACTTCGATGAATTTAGCTTATTTGATTTATTAAATAAATTACATATTATAAAATTTTTTAATAAATTTATTTCCATAATAATATATAATACTAAAGGTTGTAATTTTTTTTGTATAAAAACTATTACAATAATTAATTTTTAGGAGGAAATATATGGCTAGTTTTAAAAATCTTACTGGAGCAAAATTAATTGTTACAGATGAATTTGGATTACCAGTAACTATTGAAGCTGGAGCTACTAAAAGCGGTCTATCTAATTATTTTGAAAGATACACAAGCAAATATCAAACCGGAGAAAATGTATTGTTGCAAAGAATAGGAGACCTTGATCCTAATGTAATATTAAACGCTGCGCCATCAGCTATAATAGAAGAAGAGAATATGGCGGTTAGACCATCTCAGGGTTGGAAACCAACTCTTGGTCTTAGATGGGGAGATCCAGGAAAAAATCCATCTAATATAGTGGCTGGTTATGGAGATGTGGATAATAATGGTGTACAAGAAGTTCCAAATGATGCTCTTAGATTAAGACGTATTGGGTTTGATACTTCTTTAGATACAATCGCAAGACAAGTAGATACTCGTTATTTAGGAATGATGAAAGCTTCAATAATTGCTTCTCCAGATGTTGAAAGTTTTGCTCCAGGCGCGCTAAATGGTGGTGGTGGAGCTGATAGACAATTTACATTAACTGAGAAGTATCCAGAATATAATGGAAAAATAGCTACAGAAGCTGATGTTGCTAATCCTATTTTTGGAAAATTGTTAACATTAAATAAAGGTTATACTGCTTGGGGAACATTTGTATATCACGATGATTCTGAAAACAAAGATTTTATTGGTGGATTTGTTGTTTCTGGATTAACTGTTTCTGTTACTGATGATACATGTGGCGGCGCATTAACAGAATTAACTGGTACATTTGTTGGAAACTCTACTGGAACGTTAACATGGACTAGGAGCGGAGGCCAAGCGGCCGATACAATATCTACTATTATTTATTATAATCGTGGCGTTGTTAACGGAACAACAGCTAATGCTTATTATGATACCGGAGATAATATTCGTGGTTTTTATGAAATAAACGCTAATACTGGAACCGCTGGTATTTTAATATTAACAGAAACTGGTATTTTAGAGATTCTTCATAGTACTGCAATTTCATTTACTGCTTGGTCTTAAAAACAATATAAAATATAAGGCTAAGGCGGGGATTAATTTTCCCGCCTTTTTTTATTATAAATTTGTTTGAATAAAAGTATAAAAATCATTTAATATATTTATTAGATCATTTATATTTTCTGTTATTGTACTAGTTGGTTCATTAAATTGTTCTAGTGATTCTATTATATTTTCATACATTACCATGTATTCATTTTTTATTTTTATATTACTTATATTTTTAATTATTTCTTCATGATAGTCTTTTATTACTTTTTGAAAAATTCCTATTTTTTCTTGTATATCGCTTATTGACATATCATTTACATCATTATCTTGAAAATATGTTAATATTGCATTTACATCTTCTGATATATTCTTTTTTAGAAGAAACAATATAGAATCTAATTTTCTTTCATTTATATAAAAATCTTTAAATGTTAAAAAATTCATTTATTTTCCTTATCAATATTCTTTAATATTATATATTTATAATTAAGAAAAAAAAGGAATAAATTATGACAGATACGGTAGATAAATATGATATAATAATTATAGGAAATCTTGATGATCCAAATTATACTAGTTCTAAAACATATTATTTAAAAGAAGTTTTAAACAAATATCTTCCAGATAAAAAAATTGATATATATGATATTTGCGCTAATGATTCTAATAGAATAAAATTAAATTCTTATAATTTTATATTTCTTCCATGGGTACAAAGTATAGATATAAATTGGTGTAATTTTATGATTAATTTAGAAGGAATTGGAAAAAAGATTTTATATACCGATTTATATTATTTTTTATAATGATAAACAACTAAGTTATTACAATTAGGATTTAATTTAGAAAACTTATTTCATATAATAGCTTTTGCTAGTAGAGAATATACTGGTTGGTGGAACGATAGAGCATATAGATATTGGGGACCATGTTTTTTTAATGATAAATTTAAAAATATGGTTCCAGAAAAAACAGAAGAAAAATATATATTCATAGATACAATTTGGGATTTTGATATAAGTTTAGAACCATATAATGCAAAAAGAATAATAAATGAATGTATTCCAAAAATAAAAGAAAATCATCCTGAAATTAAAATAATAAGTCAAAATAATTCAGAAAATTGGGTTGATATAAATTTAGAAAAATCATTGCCTTTAGATGAAATGATTAAAACTTATAATAAATGTGTAGCATATGTAGTTACTCATAATGAATGTTCTGGATTGGCACAATTTGAAAGTTTATTATGTGGAACAAAAATAGTATCTACAAGAACATTTTCAAATCATGCGGCGTTATTGTCTGGAAATTATACTCATGAGTTATGGGAATTTGAAAAAGGAAACGAAGATTTCATAAGAGCTATTGAATCATGTATTAAAGATTATGATAAAAATGAGGTTAAGGAATTATCTCTTAAAGCATATAATGATAAATTATTTTTTGATCAAATGAAAAATGATTTATTTTTACCCTAAATTGATTCCACGCTCTTTTAATGTTTTTTTAAGTTCTTTAATTATAATTGATTTTTCATTATTTTTTACTTCTTGAAATAATATAAAAATTTCAAATATACAATCTATTATTTTTTCATCTGTAATTTCATCTAAAATAGTAAAAAATTTTCTTTGTATATTATTAAAATCTTTATATGGTTTATTAAATATATTGTTAAATATTTTTTTTATATTATTTTTTTTATCCATTTTCATCTTTTTTTTCAAAATCTTTTATGTTTCTAGCATCTTTAATTTCATTTTTTATATCTTTTATAATACATTTTTCATAACCTTTTGTAATAATATTAATATGATCTTTAAATACTGGATTTATTATTGTAATTTCGCAATATCCTTCTTTTAATATATTAAAATATTTATAATATAAATATTTTAGATATTTTAATCTAAAATATTTAAATGATTTTTTAAATTTATATTCTTTATTTAAAGAAAAATATGGGCATTTAAAACAATATTTAAGTTTTGTTTCAGATACAAATATAAAATATATAAATAATAATATTTTTTTCATTTTTCAGAAACATGGTCTACAAATTGTTGATTAAATAATTTTATATCTTCTATTTTTTGTTCTTGAGAAATTGAACCTAAACTATAGTGATTAATAACATTATATACTCCTATTGTTTCTAAACCAACAACCTGAAGCTGAAAATGATATCCTAAAAACAATCCTATATTATTGCATTTATTATATTTAAATTTTCCAACAGCATTAAATATTTCGGTTGGAGTCATTAAAAAATTATAATTTGGTCCTTTATTAGTTTGAGAATTTGGACCCGTAAACTCTATTAATTTACTGTCACATATTGCTCCAATTTTTTTATTATCTATAAATAATCCTATCATATAATCTAACCATTGTTTGTTTAATATTACATTATCAGAATGAGAAAAAACAAAATAATCAGATTCTTCTGATTCTTCTATTCCTTTATATAAACATTCTCTAAAACTAATTTCTGAATCATTTTCTATTATATTAATATCTTTTCTTGATTTTAAATTATTTATAAAGTTTATAGATTTTTGTTCTTTCGAATTATTGTCTATTACATTAATTATATAATCATTTTCTATAGAACATACTTTTATAGATTGCAAAAGTATGTTTAAATATTCTGGTTCGTCATGATGAACTATAATTATAGAAACTTTTTCACTCATGATTTATTTAATTTTATTGGTATAATTGATGCATGTTGTCCACAGTTTATTCCATTAACTATAATAGAATCTTTTGATTGAATTTTTTTAAAAGTTTGCTCTACGCTGTTTTGAGAAGTATGGACAGAATGAACATTTAATTGTATTGGATGGCTTCCAATCTTTGTTGGTATTGCAGCTGTTATTATTACATATACTAATTCTTGATCTTTATCTAAATCTCCAGTTATTGGAACATCTATTACAGATGTTATTATTTTACAATTTATTCCATATACCATTTCTTCTGATGGGTGTGTTGTTTTTATTATTTTAGCTATTTCTTCGGCTTTAGATGATCTGGTACATACAGAAGATACTTTTATAGCAAGACTATTGAGTTTTTCTTCTTTTGGTATAGCTGCCGATATAACAACAAATACGTTTGTCATTTTATTATATAGCTCCAATGACCGCTTTGGCTTCTATTCCAATCTGCATTAAATACTTCATTATTTCTTATATTAAACTTTTTGTCAAGATAATAATGAAATACAGAACTATAAGTGTTTTCACTATCCGATTCAGAATAATTAGATGATATATCTTTTATATATCCTCCTCTTTTTAATATAGCTATTGTAATTAGTATTCTATCTATTTTAGTAGTTATTTTTATATTATTTAGGTTTCTTATATAAAATATTGATTCATTTTCATTGGTTATATATACAAGTTGTTGTAATATACTGCTATATGAATCACTTTCAGAATCTATTATTATTGGAATATTTAATGGCATATTATATATTTATTAATGTGGAAGAATTATTTTCTTAGAATTATCATTTAAATTCATATCATTTATATCTATTCCCATTGCAGCTAATTGTTCTGGTGTTGCATATGATAATTGACTCATCATTTGTTTTTTAACTTCTTGTGTTTTTATTCTTATCCATTCTAGTATTGCTTCTTTCATATTTTTTTCTACTGGACCATTAATATCAAATATTTCTTTGTTAATTTGATCAAGAAAAAATAATCCAGAAATTATTTTATTGTTATCATTTTCTTCTACTTCCATAATAATACTTAATGGGACAAGAGTGTTTATATCTACTATTCTAGCTTTGACTTCTTTATTTTTATATTCTTCCATTTTTTACTCCATAAATAATTTATAATTTATATAATTTATATAATTATAATATAGTTATTACTTTATTTTTTTTTGTTTTATATATATAAATATAACAAATGTGAGGCAAATATAATATAATAAAGAGATTTACTGAATATATGTTATTAGAAGGTTTAGAAAAAAGTAATACTGGTACTTATCAATTAACAGTATCTGATAGTTTTATTTTGGGAAGAGATGAATTAATTAATTTTATATCTCGTATATCAAAAACAAGTAAAATTAAATTAAATGATAATGTAAACGAAAAATATAAAATAGAATATAATTATTTTAAAGATTTTAAAACAAAAAAAATAGGAGTAATTTTTTCAAAAAATAAATATAGTGGAGATCTAAACGTAAAGGTTTATAGAATTTCTGATAATAAATTAATATTAGATTATAATATAACGCTAGGAAAAAACTTTAAATATAGTTCTACTTTTTTAATTAAAATAAATTATCAAGGCTTAAAAACAATTGATTTTAATGCAAAAAAAGGTTATAACAAAAAATTTTATTTTCCAGATAAAATTATAGATAAAATTAATAGTGAATATAGAAATGGTGTTAATATCAAATATGATCATGATTTTATTATTAATAATTTAATTACTGATACCGGAAATAGAGAATTTGAAGATAAATTTTTAGACTTAATTAAATCTAATCCAGAAGAATATCTAAATGTTAAATTTATTAGTACAATTAAATTTAATAATATAACTGAACGTTTCATTTCTAAATTTTACAATTTGTTTTCAAATGAAGATAAAAATTTATTTGAAAATGTTTTTGTATATTTTATTACTATCTTTATGAAATACAATAATAATAAAGAAAAATTTCTTTATATTTTAAATTTAATAAAAAATCATATAAATAAAAATCATAAAAATATTTCATTACTAACAAAAATATATCTTAGCATTAATATTAGCAACGATATATTTACTTTTCATTGGTATATTAAAAAATATGCTTATAAAGATAAAGACATAATGAAAATATATAACGATATTATGTTAAAAGGTTATAAAACAAGATCTTCTTTTATATATTATATATCTAAAGCTTCAAAAGAATTACAGCTTGATGCTATTAAAAAAGATTCAAGAAATTTACAATATATTATTAATAATTTATTTAAAGATAATGAACAATATGAAGAAATATATATGAAAAGTGTTATGAAAGAACCATTTTGTATATATTATATCCCTAATCCATCTGAAAAATTACAATTAGCTGACGTTAAACAAAAAGGTTCGTGTATATTATATGTTAATAATCCAACTGAAAACGTACAATATGAAGCAGTGAAACAGAATATTAATAATATATTTTTTATAAGTAATCCTGATCTAGGTGTTGTATTTTATTGTATAAAATGCGAACCAGAATTATTAAAAATAAAAGGTAAAATACATAGTCATCAAAAAATTTCATATAATTATTTTCAAGATTTGTCATTGGAAGTTCAGAAAATGTTAGTAGAATATAAGATAATGTTTACATTATTAATACCAAATTTACATCCTAGTTTAAAAACTGAACTAACTAATATTAGAGATATAGGTTTATTTTAATGAAAAAGTTTAATAAATATATAAATAAATTTGTTTATAAGGAGTATTACGTTCCTTATGATTTAAGGGATAATTTTATTCAATTTTTAAGAATATTAAAAGAAAATGAAAAAACAAATATTTCAATATTATATAAAGGTGAAAACATAATTGTTTCCGCTATACCAAAAATACATGAAAGGATTAAATTATCATGTCTGAATTAAAAACATATGGTTCTTATTTAAAAGAATCTATTTTAGACCCAGTTAGAGATAATTTATGTAATGATATATGGAGAAAAGAAGATAAATTATTAAAACCATTTGTAAAAGAAAAAATATTAAGTATATTTTATGAGTGGATGAAAAATTTAAAAATAGATAAAAAACCAGATGCTATAAAACTGGTTGGTTCTATGGCCGGATATCAGTATAATGATCAATCTGATATTGATATTAATATTGAAATTTCTTTAAATAAAGATAGAATAGAAAGAATAAGAAAATTACTTCCTAATGGTAATTTATTAAGCGGAACAGATCACAAAATAAATTTTTACATATCAAATAAAACATCTTCAGAAGAAATTTTTAATGGAATTTATGATGTTTTAAAAGATAAATGGATTAAAAAACCACGTAAAAATACAAAAGATTCTTCTAGCGGAATTCATTCTTATTATAAATCTTGTTTAGATCAGGCCATTTCATGGGCAAGAAAAATATCTTTAGATCTAGATGAAATAAATAGACATGAAATAGAATTAAAAATGTATAATTATTTTTTTGATAATGAAGAATTTAAATTGGATAAAGACGAATTAAAACAATATATTCAAATCAAAGAAAATAACATTAAATCTTCTTATGATATATTAAAAATGAATTTACATATGTTAAAAAGTTTTAGAAGAGAACCTTATAATGATATTGATCGTAAATTTAATAGTCAAATAGCAAGAAATGATATTGTTAATCCTGATTTTTCTTTAAACAATATAATTTATAAAATACTAGAAAAATTTGAATATATTGATAAAATAAATGAAACCATAACTAAATTCAAAGATAATTATCCAAAATTAATAGATCAATAATGGAAAATTTTAAGATAGTTACATTTACAAATAATTTAAAAAAGGATTTGTATACATTAATATATTTTTGCGTTTGTGCAATGAAACATAATTTACAAAATGATATTATTATTAATCTTGGAACTGAAGATTACAGAATTTTTTGTGAAAAAACTAGTGGAGGATATTATAAAGATAAAGAATTTAAAGTTTTATTTGAATTATTAAAAAATTTTAATATTAAATTACGAGATGATTTTCTTTTTACAGAAAAACAAGTTAAAATGAAAAAGTTTTATAGAGTATGGATTGATAAAATTAAAACAATATTTTATTATGATTATGGGTGTGATAGTATATTATATGTAGATACGGATTGTATGTTAAATGATAATATAACATCAATTTATAATATGTTTAATGATTTTTATAATAAAATAAAAGTTTTTAATTGGTTTTCACCCAGTGGATATTTAAATATTGAAAAATATGATAATATTGATTTTTTTTGGATAAATTCTTGTACTATTTTTATTAAAAATAAAAAAGATATAAATAAAACCGAAATTTTAAATTACTTTTTAATTAATAAAAATAAAGTCAGCGACTTTGTTTTTAAAATCTTGCATGAGCGTCCTGGTATTGATCTTTTTAAATATTATTGGGCCGAAGAAGTAACTATTTCATTATTTTTTTCAAAATTTCTACATAAAAATAATATAAAAACAACAGAATGGCTCGATCTTATAAATAAAAGCTTTCTTGAAAATAATTATATTATAATGTTTAGTGAATCTTCTATGTTTATAGAATGTTTGAATTATTTTAATGATAATTTTCATAAATCAAGAATATATCATTGTCTTTGCAAAGATGTACTAAAACATAAAGCAATTGAATATTTGAATAATTTTAATAAATAAACATATTATATTTTTTATATATATTTTTATTATGGAAAATTTCAAGATAGTTACATTTACAAAATGAGGAAATTTATGTTTAAAAAATTATATGATATAGATGAGATAATATGTACTGGAGGAATAGATTATGTTTATATAAGATATAATGGAGATGTTTTTAAATGTAATGCTCATAATTTTAGTTATAATGATGATCTTAAAATATTTGATATAAATCATGAATTAAATGAAAATTTATTAAATATAAATCCAATTTGCAATTGTAGAACATGTAATCCTCAATGTGACGGGTTGAACACTCAGCAATGGATAAACGGAAAAAGGGTTTCAAATTCATCGTTTTGTTATCCATGTAGATACGTTAACGAATTTAAAGATTTAAATAGAAGTCATTATAGTGTTATATTAGATATTGTAAATGGTTGTATAAATAATTGTATTTATTGTGACAATACTGTAAATAATAGACATAAAATTGAATTTATGAATATAGAAAAATGTATTAATTTTTTAAAATTTATTAATTATCATAAAAAAGGAGAGAAACATGCTGTAGTATGCGGAATGGGGGAGCCTCTTTATCATCCGAATTTTTATGAATTTTTTAATCAAATCATTGAATTACATTTTTATACAACAATAGTTTCTTCTCTTATTAACGTTGATTTAGATAAATTTGCAGATAATTTTAATAAAATAAAATTAAATAACGAGAATTTATTAGCTTTTATTAGTTTTAATATTAGTTATCATCCAACGAGTCCATTATTTGATCATGATAATTTTATAAAAAATATAGAAACATTATTAAAAAATAAAATAGTTATAAATCATATTAATTTTGTTGATCATGATGAAAACAAAAAATATTTAAACCTAATAGAAACTTTTTGTTCCTCAAAATCAATTAATTTAATAAAATTAAATTATAATGTAATAAAAAAATTATAAATTATTATTTTGTTGTTTTATAAATTCGATTTTTTTTCTATGTTCTATTTCGTGCATAAACATTTTGTATTTTTTTGTTAAGTTTTTTATTTCGTTATAAAAACTCATATTTCCTTCATATTTTACGAAAGTAGAATTTAATGATCTAAATTTTTCATTTTTTAGATTATATAATAATGTATTCATTTTATTATAATTCCAGTTTTTACTAGATGGATGAAAACTTATTATAATATTTATTTTTTCTTTATTTTTTAATAAAAATAATTTTTTACTATATAAAAGTCCAGAAGTTATTAATTCAATATTAAAACCATATTCTGTAAAAGTATTACATATTTTTACAAAATCATTATGTATTAATTGTTCTCCTGATCCAGATATATTAATAAATTTATATCCTTTTTTTATATTTGAAATATGTTTTATTAAATTTAATAATTTTTCTGTATCAATAAATTTTATATCTTTTTTATTTCTACAATTCTTGTTTTCGATAAAACAATAAGGACAATTATTAAAACATCCTAATACCATATCTATTTGAAAAAATATATTGTCTAAACTTATATCTTTGATTGAATCTAATCTAGGTCTCCAATAAATGTTATTCCATATTTTTATATTTTTATTATTCCATACTTCTACTTTATATCCTTCACAATCTTTAAAACAATTCATTTTATTACAATTTGAATTTAAATTATTAAAATTAAAGTTTTTATAATTATTTAAATTAAATAATATATTTTTTTTATTATGATATACTCCATAACATTTATAAGCCATTCCTTCATTATCTATTATAAAATAATCTATTCCAGCAGTACATTTATAATTACTAGTATTGTTATCTAATAAATTGTTTTCATATAAATATTTTGCCGTTGATTTTCCGGCACCTTCTTTTATCAAATAATCAATAGTATTTTGATCATACGAATATCCACCACACCACTTTAACCAATAATCTATTCCTATTTCATTAAATATTATTTTATATCTTTCATGGTATTTTAAGTTTTCTTTCCAACCTAATAAAGATATCCTTATTTTATATCCACATTCTTTAAATAATAATATATATTTTAATATTTTATTAAAATTGTATATAGTATTTATTGGATGCAATGTTATAGAAAATTGTAAATTTTCTTTATTATTAATATCTTTATTTAATATTTTTTCTAAACTTTTAAATACAGAAAAATTTGTTACTAAAGAGCAATCAAAATTATTTTTTAAAGCATTAAATAATATAATATCTATATCATCTCTTAATAATGGTTCTCCTCCATTAAAATTTAATTGAACAATATTTAAATTATTTTTTAATATATCAAAAAACTTAATCCAATCGCTCGTTGTTCTTTCATTATAATTTATTGGCCGTTCTTTTATACCGTCTGGATAATAATTACAACAATATGGACAATTAAAATTACACTTATCTGTTAAATAAATTACAAAAAAAGATCCATTTAAATTTAAATTATTTGGATCATTATCTTTCCATTTTATACAAACAGGATTATTTTCATAGAAATCTCTTTTTCTTGGATTATTCCATTGAGTACAAAACATTTGATCACATGAAGCGTCGCATTTATATCCAACAACACATTCTGTTGCTTTTTTTTTAACAAAACTAGGATATTCTAACATATCACCAAGATAAGTTAAATCACTGAAACATCTATTAACAGATCCATCAGATTTTACAACAAAATAATTAGATCCAGAAGAACATAATATTTTATTTTTATTTTCTTCTAAATTTATAAAATTATGATCCATCAAGATTTTCCCAATAATTTTTAATTCTTGAACTTAATTTATCTATTTCTCTTACTATACTTTTTAATGTAAATTTCCATGCCGGTATAATATCATTAGAATCAATTTTACTTTCAATTAGCCAATATGGAACAATTTGAAAAATATGTAGTGGTATATATTCTTTAAGATTTGATCCTACTGGGTTTATAATTATCTCACACGTATACGAACTTGCATTTTCTTGTAATTCTGTTTGAATATCTACGGCTTGTTGGGTTATATTATTAGGTTTTGTATAATAATAATACCCAGGTCTATCAGTATTTTCTCCTAAAGTATCAACCCAACCGTCACAATAATATATTCCATCTATATATTCTATCTCAAATCTTTTTGATCCTGGCATATTTGCTAATATGTTTCCAGACAATCCATTTTCTTTATACAATCCTCCATATTCTCCAGTAGGATCTATTGTAATTTCAAATTCTGATCCATTCCATGAAACACTTTTAATAATATAATATCCTTGATTATTTCCAGACGTTTTTATATGTAATATTTGATTTTTATAGTATTTATCAACAAATCCTTCGTCGCGATTAGATCCACCGACCCAATTAGAAAAATTAGGATCATCTCTTTCTGGTGGTATAATATATTCATCTACAAGTTCTGATTCTTCATCTTGAGGATAATTACAAAATGGTATCCAAATCTCTAATTTAGCTGATGTTAAAAATATTGTTCCATCTCCTGTACCAGATAAAACTTCTCCATCTGTAAAATCCGATCTTTGTTGATAACTTATATACTTATCAGAAGGAACTATTTCAGTAGATTCTTTTAATAACAATGGTCTTGGATCAGATCCTGGAGATTGTTTTGCATTATATCCACCTGGCCCAGGGGCAAGATTTGTTTCAGAATCAAATTCACAAATAAAAGTAATATTTTGCATATTTTTATATGGCTCAGATGAATTATTATATAATTTTATTTCTCCAGGTTCTATTAACCATTGAGAATCTTTTGTTCCTGCTGGAGCTCCTAATGGCCCGGTCCAAAATACAGATATTCTAGAATCTTGAGAACAAACAACTCCTTCATAAATATTCTTGAAAGAAATAGGATATTTATTCATAATTATTTCCGTAATTAATTTTAAAATCAATATAAGTACTATATTCACCATCTTCCGTATAATTTACGTCTCTTACATATGAAGATAATTTATATTCATATAAAGGATATAGTTTATTATAATTTAATATATCAGAAGATTTTAAATTAAAAGAATTAACTTTTAATATTTTAAATATTTTTCCAGCATTATTAAAATATAGTTTATACCAAATTATATTATTGTTTGTAAAATATTCATAGAAATCTTCTATTTTTCTATTTGGAATACCAATACAAAACAAAGAAGCATTTTGTATTCCAATACTATTAATAGAACAGTCAATCCAATCTCTATTATTACTAGTTTTTATTAATCCAGTAGATTTTGGATATTGAGACTTATAAAAATGTATTCCAGATAAAAAACTAATCATAATTTTTCCTATTAATTTTTTCCATTTTTTTGTTCATTAAATTTAATATAATCTATTTTAGGAACAAAAATAGATCCAGTATTTTGAAAATAATCAGAAATAAGATCTTGTGCTAATATATTATATTCTATAGAATCTATATTTCCTCTACTTATAGTTAATCTCCATGTTTTTTGATATGGCCATAAATCTATATTTGTAAATAAAAATATATAATTTGGTTTATTTGGCGTAGAACTAATTTTTTCATTAAATTCCATAATTTTAAATAATTCAAATAAATCTTGAATTTTAAATCCAATTAAAAATCTTAAATTAAATAAATTCATTAGACTTAATCCAATATCGGAGTTTTGAAATTTTATACCTATTAATCCTTTAAGATCAATATGTTCATTCCATTTATCTTCTTCCCAATTAGTTTCAAATAATGCTCTATCAATTTTATAAATTTTAATATGTTTTTTTCCTATGTTTGTATCTTCATAACACTTTTTTATATATTTATAATGATTTTTGGTTTCATTATCTAAATCTTCTATTATATCTATATTTTTTATATCTTTTATTTCTTTTTTATAGTTATCTTCATGAAATTTGTTTATTTTTAAATTTTTTGGTAAATTTATTTTTTTGTATGTTAATAGATCTAATATTTTTAACAAAAAATTATTTAAATTTTGTTTTTTTATAAATATTTTTTGATATGGAGTATTATAAATTATAGTCATTTTAAATTCCTAGTTCCATGGAAGTTTATCATAAACTCCAGTTAAAAGATAGTTTATTATATAATAAGACCAATTTATGAATGTTGGAATTGTATTAATGATTATTTTATAATAAACTTTATCTGATTCTGTATCTAATTGTATGCTTATTGATCCTCGTCCTTGTAATTTCTTTGGATTAGATATTAAGTTTCCTTGTCTAAAGTCAATTATAGAAGCAATAATGTTTGTTTTTTCTTCATCATAATTTAACGGTTCAGTTAACCACAAATCACAATAATCAGATCCATCTAATTTATATACCGACGAAGTGTGTATCTTATGAATACCTTCATTTAAAACAATATCTCCTTTACTAGAATATATTACTAATATATCTTTATTGTGTTGATTTCTTTCTTTTATTATATCTTTACAAACAAAACGATATGGGCTTAATTTATAGATTGATGATTTTATTATTCCATTATCAATATTTGTTATAGAATTATATTTATAATCAGCATAATCTGAGACATCTGCTATTATAAAATAAGGTTCGTAATATTCATATGATATATTATTATTTGACAAATCAATAAAATGAACATCCCTTAATTTTTTATATTCTCCTTTTATTATTTGAGCTTCAAATATATCTTCTTTTTCTCTATAAGATATGGCTCCATATAGTCCACTTGTATCTACTATGATATCGAATTTGTTTTTATATCCTTTTTCCTTTTCTTCTTTTTCTAATTCTTCATTTCTAAAAATAACACGATTAATTTTATATATTCCATAATTGAAATCTTGTTTGTTTGATATATATAAAAAGTAATCATCTTCCATGTATTCTAAATTATTTAAAAAACTTGGATCATCGTTTTTAGATCTCCATGTTACATTATTGTCGTAATTATAATTAACATCTTTGCAGTAATATTTTTCTTTATCTAACTCTTCTATTTCTAAATAAGTTGCCTCTAAATATTTAAAAAAATTATTAGCAACAAAATCTAGTTTATCTACTCTAAATCTTTCTTCTATTGTTCTAGTAGGAAATGTTTTAAATTCTTCAATATACATACTTAATATATATGTATTGAATTAATAATTTAAATAATAAAATTTTGAATTTTCAGAAATAGAAACCGGAATATAATATATATTTATTGGATCACCAATATTTATATTTCTTAAATTTCTACTATCTTTGATAATTGTTAATGTTTTTTCTGTAGAAAATTTTGTTTGTATTTGAATTTCAGAAGATTGCAATATTCCTATTATTTCATGAGTATTACATTTTATTTTTTTACCATTTTCAATATGAATAAATCTTAATATTATATTTCCGTTTTTTCCACGAAAATCAACAAGATAAAATTTTTCAAACTTTATACCCATTAGCAATATTCTTTTTTAAATCATTTAATATATTATAAAGATCTCCGTTGTATTTTTTTCTTTTTTTTATAAAATCTGATAATGTTTTATTTAATAACATACATGATTTATAAAAATTTAATTGAACAAATATTTCGGCTATTATTTTTTGATTATTTTCATTATCTGATAATATATTTTCTTTTTTTAATGATTTTAATATATTAAATTGATTAATATCAGATTTATATTGATTTATAAAATCAGAATATATTATTGTAGGTATTGATATATTATTTTCTATCATGTTTCTTAATATATCAATACCATTTATTTTAGGCATTTGAATATCTAAAAACAATAAATCTATATTGTTATAATTGTTTAATATAAATTTCTTTCCAATAGTTGGATTATTTTCTATGTTAATTGTAAATTTCTTTTCTATATCGCCATTTTCTATTATATCTTTTAATACATTGGAATCTAATAGCGAATCATCGAGAATATAAATTAACATTTTATCACCTTATTTATATATTAACTTTTTGTTTAATTTTTATCATCTATATAAATTATTTGTCCATAAACTTTTGGAAATAAGCTATTAGATATTTTTTTACTATTTTTTAAATCTTTATATAGTTTTACATTTAATTCTAAATATTTGAATTCATTTAATTTACTATCTATAAATTTATTTATTAATTTTATAGTTTCTTTTTTGTTAGAAGCATGAACCCATATTTTTTCTTTCCATTTTCTTTTTATATTTTCAGAAATATAAGAAAATTCAACAGTTTGACTCCAAATATTTAATTTAATTAATTCAATTTTATCTACTTTTTTTTTAATCATAAATTTATTTCCATAAAAGAAGAATTAATATACTTTAGACTTATAATAGATTTATTTGTTTCTATATATTTTTTAATCATATTTAATGCTTTATTGTCTAATCCTTTTTCATAAAATTTTTTGTTATTTTTATATTGTATATAATGTAAAAACTCATGAGCTATGGTTTCTAATATAATATAAAGACAATCTTGACGACTAAAAGTAATATCTTTATATTTAAATTTTTCCAAATCTTTTATCTTAATGGCTACAGCTATTCTTAAATTTTCATTTTCATCTTTATAAAATAAACCGAAAGATGGTTTATTATTACTATCAAAAACAAAAGGAGTATTAAAAGTATTTAAAAATATTTTATCTGGAATATCATTATTTGAATTTATAAAACTTACAAAATTAGATATTTCTTTTTTGTATGCTTTTATTTTATTTGCTATTTGTATTGGCATGTTGACTAAAAATTATATTTTTATTTCTATCCAATCATTCACGTGATTTATTTTTTCAGAAATAGGATATTCTATTTCAAACTTATTTCTAAAACAAAAAATCTTATAAACAACATTAAGTTTTGAAAAATCAATACAATATTGAATTTTATTTGTTATAACAAATACGCTTTCATTTCCTATTACATAATTTGTTATCATTGTATATAATGTAAAACAATTACATATAAGGTCATATGGAATATAATGATTTTTAAACCATTCACATTCATTTCCAGATTCGCTTAAAATTATTATTTTATTATTTTCATCATACCATTTGTTTATTTTAAGTTCTACGTTTTCAAAAGGAACTATAAAATTCTTATAATATATCCATTCATTTGATTGAAAAAGTTTGTATTTATCTATATTTTTATTTTCTTCTAATTCAGAAAAGTCTTTCCAGGTATTATAAGTTTTTCTTATAACATCTTCTATTTGTATTATAATTATTTTATTTTGTATATTCACTTATATAATAAATAAGAATTTGTTAAAAAATTTAACGCGAAAATTAATTCCAAATAAAATATTTTGATTTTTTCAATATTACTTTGTGATTTTCTTTATATCCATGAGGAGTTATTCTATATAAATGAAATTCATTTATTTTAAATTGTCCAAACGGATAATCCCAATTTTCATTAATAAATTTTAATATATCTTTTACATTATGTTTAAATTGTTTTATTTTAGCTATTGTTATATTAGGATAAAATTCATCTTTTGGTAATATTCCTGATTTTTCAGCTATTTCGTTTCTCATAAATTTAGCAAAACTACTTAGTTTTTCTCTTCCATCGTCTATTCCTAATCTTAAATATCTAGGATTTTTACCAGGAGGATAAAATCCTAATCCTCTTACGCTCACTGAAAATGGAGTTATTTGTATTTTATCTGATACTGTAATTAATTTTTTTCTTTGATCTTCTGAAATTCTTCCAAGATATGCAAATGTTAAATGATACTGATAAATATTAATCCAATCAAATATATTATAAAAATTATTTAATTTATTTTTTATAAAACAATTTATTTCATCTTTAATATAATCAGGAACTTTAATTCCTACTATATAATTTAAAGATAGTTTTGGTTTTGTCTTATTCATTAAATATATTTATGTATATGGAGAATAAATTATGAAAATAAGTTTAAAATTAAGAGAAATGTTTGCTTTAGCAAAATTGGCAGAAGTTCAGGAAATAATAGGATATAAAGCCGCATTAACAAAATTATATTATGAAATGATTAATAATGAAAAATTTAATAAATTAATAGATATATTTGAAAAAATAAATCTAAATAATACAAATATAAAAGAAAAATATATTAAAGAAAACCAAGAATTAATAATTAAACAAAAAGATATTGATAAATTAACAGAAGAAGAAAAAAATCAATTAACTGAAATAAACAAAAATTTTTCAATTGAAATTAGAGAATCTAATAATGAACTTGTAAAAGAAATAACTGAAATGATTGATTCTAATGAGAATGTTGGAGAATTTGAATTTAACCCTTTGTTAATTTCAGCAATAAAAAATATAATTGAATCGACAGATAAAAAAATAAATGAAACTAAACTAGACAAACTAATAATAGAAAACCTCATTGAAGTTTATGTAAAATTACCTTTGGTTTAAAATTGTAATAGGATTATTTGTTTGAACCTGTTTTTCTTTTAAATCAATATAAATTTTATGTACATGGCCAGTATCATCTTCTTCTGTTTCTATATTTATAAACTCTTTTTCTATAAAATATTTCATTTTAGATATTTCTACAAAACAAGAATGGCAATGCTCTTCTCCTTCTAAATTTATATCAAATATTTCTATTGTAACCCAATATCTTAATTCTTCAAAATCTATAGTTATTACACACAATATTGGATGAGAATGTCCATTTATAACTTCACAATATCCATTATAAACAGAATGTTCTACATTATGACATTGAAAATGATTGTTTTTCATAAAATAAATATATATATTTTAGTTGATTATTTTTACACATATTTTCCCTCTTTTTCATAAATAAAGTGTATGGTAATTAGAAAATGGCCAAATGAATATTATTGTGATTATCCTCCAGACTACATTGTAGTTCAAAAAGCAAAAAGAGGAACTGGACTTCAATTTATTGATTTTCAAAAATTTTTAGATAAAATTGAAGAAACCGGTGGTGGATCTGTAGAAAAATTTAAAATATATCAACCAGGTCATGGGTTTACTGTTGGACAGGTTGGTTATATAGTAAGATATGATATAGTAGATGGATATGTATTGGCTAAAGCCGATACAGAAGATAATTCAGAAGCAATTGGAATAATAACAAAAGTAATAGATGAAGATAATTTTTATTTACTATTACAAGGAAGAATTCAAGATATAACTTTATATTCATTAGTTCCAGGAACAGTATACTATTTAAGTGATACTGATGCTGGAATGTTAACTGAAATAGAACCAACTGAAATAGGTCGTGTTTCTAAGCCATTATTAATAGCTGATTCTTCAAATTCAGGTATGTTCTTTAATTTTAGAGGATATTTAATACCTGAAACTGCCAATACTAATGGAACATTATTAAAAATAACACAGGAAGATCATGAATTTGAAGTTTTAGATGTTTTAAGACATAACGGAACTTCTTATGTAAAATCTAAAGCTGATTCTATAGAAAATTCAGAAGTGATTGGAGTTGTTATAGAGATAAAAAATGAAAATGAATTTATTTTATTAACAGAAGGGTATATTTCAGGATTATCAGATTTAACAAGTGGAAAAATTTATTATCTTAGTGATGAAGAAGATGGAAAATTAACATTAACAGAGCCTACTGAGGAATATCATGTATCTAAGCCTTTATTTTTTTCTACATCAAGTTCTTCTGGGTTTTTTCATAATTATAGAGGACATGTTATTTATTTAAAAAGTTTTCAGAATGGAATAAAAGATATTAATATTGGTGATTCATTTGTTCATGTAGATTTTGATTTTTCTTTTTTAGATACTAATTATTCAATAAATATAAATTTAAGCAATTCTATTGATTTATATCCATCTCAATATACATATATAATAAGAAATAAATCAAATAATGGATTTGATGTATTTTTTTCTAGTAGTATAGATTCTAATAACTATAAGTTAGAATGGATTGTTATATATAATAATATTACGTGAGGTAAGAAATGGTATTAACTGGATCTGCAATAAATTTTAATTCTATAGGAAAATCTGAATCAGGATATTCTGGATATTCTGGAAAAGATGGTTTACCAGGAGAAACTGGCGTATCCGGAGAATCTGGTTATAGTGGAATATCAGGTTATTCAGGTAAAAAATTAGAATGGAGAGGATCTTGGAATACAAGTTATGGAATGTATTTGATTGATGATATAGTTAGTCATAATAATAATTTATATATTTGTATTGAAGATCATGGTTCAGATATTACAGAACCTGGTGGTAGCGGAGAATATATATTTTGGGATTTGTTTCTAGAAAACATATCTGGTTATTCTGGTGAATCTGGTTATTCTGGAATGTCTGGATATTCTGGAAAAGATGGTTTACCAGGAGAAACTGGCGTATCCGGAGAATCTGGTTATAGTGGAGTATCAGGTTATTCAGGAGAATCTGGTTATAGTGGAATATCAGGTTATTCAGGAGAATCTAATATATCTGGTTATTCTGGTATTTCTGGTTATTCTGGAGCAGCTGGTACAAGTGGTTATTCTGGAATTTCTGGATATTCTGGAGAAACAGGTCATTCAGGTATTTCTGGTTATTCTGGAATTGTTGGAACAAGTGGTTATTCTGGTATTTCTGGTTATTCTGGAGCAGCTGGTACAAGTGGTTATTCTGGTATTTCTGGTTATTCTGGTATTTCTGGTTATTCTGGAGCAGCTGGTACAAGTGGGTATTCTGGTATATCTGGTTATAGTGGTATTTCAGGATACAGCGGAACATCTGCTCCATATGTTGATGGTTATTTACAACCATTTAGTGGATATAAAGCAACTACAGGAAACTCTGGAGTATCGCCACTTGATGTTATAAGTATATTTGATCCTGAATATAGCGTTAGACATATGTTTAATTTTATTGATGGATTATTGATATATTATGGTTCCGAATGTTGTTTTCTTGCTGGAACAAAAATATTAATGGAAAACAATGAATGTAAAAATATAGAAGATGTAATAATTGGAGATAAAGTAATTGGTGGAATTGTTGAAAGTTTAGAAAATCCAATTAGAGATCATTATTATTATATTGTATTTGAAAATGATTTAGTTTTAAAAATGACTGATGAACATCCAATAATGACAAGAGATGGGTGGTCTAGTATAAACCCACAAAAATATAAAAGTAAAAAATTAGAAGTAAAAAAATTAGAATTGGGAAATTATGTAAAAACAACTGATGGTTATTTACAAATTATTGGGTGGATAAAGGTTTTAGGTGATGTTCAAACTTATAATTTAAGTAAAGTAAGTCCATCAGAAACATTTTATGCCAATGGGTTTCTAGTTCATAACAAATGCTTAGATGGAAATACATTGATAAAAGTTCCTGGAGATCCAATTAAAATAAAAGATATTAAAGTCGGTGATTCTGTATTTGGAATTAAAGATGGAAAAGAAGTTGTTACAAAAGTTATTAATATTTATAAAAAAGAGTCATTATATTCACTACCTGGTAGAATGTATAGAAATTTTATTTGTACAGATAATCATATTTTTGTAAATAATAATTTAAAATATGATAAAATAGACATTGAATGTGATACTTATGATTTAAAAACGAAATGTGGAAATTATATATTGTCTAATGAGTTAATTTCTATAAATGATGAAAACGAAATATTTAGAAATTTTTAAGATGTAGTGAAATAAAGGTTAAAAATGGGATCGTTAATAAATTTTAATTCTATAGGAAAATCTGTATCTGGATATTCAGGTTATTCTGGCAAAGATATAACATGGAATTGGAAAGGACCTTATTTTAATGGTGAAGGAAGTTATGAAGTAAATGATTTAGTATCATACAATGGTAAAATTTATATCTGTATTATTGCTCATGAAACAGAAGGTGGATCAGAACCAGGTGGAGAAAATGATTATTGGGAATTATTTTTACAATGTATTTCTGGCGATAGTGGATATTCTGGTAAATCTGGATATTCAGGTTATTCTGGCAAAGATATAACATGGAATTGGAAAGGACCTTATTTTAATGGTGAAGGAAGTTATGAAGTAAATGATTTAGTATCATACAATGGTAAAATTTATATCTGTATTATTGCTCATGAAACAGAAGGTGGATCAGAACCAGGTGGAGAAAATGATTATTGGGAATTATTTTTACAATGTATTTCTGGCGATAGTGGATATTCTGGTAAATCTGGTTATTCTGGATATTCTGGTATTTCAGGATATAGTGGAACATCTGCTCCATATGTTGATGGTTATTTGAAACCAACAGGCGGATATAAATCATCTGACGGAACTTCTGGCGTAACACTAATATATAATATGACAATTTATGACGATATTGGACAACCTTTACATCAAATTGGTTTCAAAGATGGAATTTTGACATATTATCAATATTTGCTAGAATGTTGTTTTCTTGCTGGAACAAAAATATTAATGGAAAACAATGAATGTAAAAATATAGAAGATATAATAATTGGAGATAAAATAATTGGTGGAATAGTTGAAAGTCTTGAGAATCCAATTAGAGATCATTATTATTATATTGTATTTGAAAATGATTTAGTTTTAAAAATGACTGATGAACATCCAATAATGACAAACAATGGTTGGGCTAGCATAAACCCACAAAAATATAAAAGTAAAAAGTTAGAAGTAAAGAAATTAGAATTAGGAAATCATGTAAAAACAGTTGATGGTTATCTACAAATAATTGGATGGATAAAAGTTTTAGGTGATATACAAACATATAATTTAAGCAAAGTAAGTCCGTCAGAAACGTTTTATGCTAATGGATTTCTAGTTCATAATAAATGTTTAGAAGGAAATACATTAATAGAAACTGCCGCAAATCCAATATGTATAAAAGATATTAAAATTGGTGATTCTGTATTTGGAATTAAAGATGGAAAAGAAATTATTACCGAAGTGATTAATATATATTGTAAAGAAACATTAAATCCATTGCCTGGTAGAATATATGATGGTTTTGCTTGTACAGAAAATCATAAGTTCTTAAATAATAATTTGAATTATGATAAAATAAATATTGATTGTAAAACTTATGATCTAAAAACAAAATGTGGTAGTTATATATTATCTAATGGATTAATTTCTATAAATGACGAAAATGAAATATTTGGAAATTTTTAATGGCTTATATAAAATACAATAATATATTTGAAGAATCTTCTACTGAAGAATTAAACGATGATAAAACAATAATTTTAGAATCAGATAAACAAATATTGTTTTTAGAACCTAAAGATTCTGATAAAAGTGTTATATTACCAAACGAAGAATATTGTAATGGATTGAAATATACAATAATAAATATATCTTCTTCTTATTCTTTAATTGTAAAAAATGATAATGAAGATATAATTTCAACTATCAAAGCCAGATTATCGCAAATATTTGTCTGTAATGGAATATTGTGGACAACATGTTCGTCATCTAATGAAAGTGAATCTGGATATTCAGGTTATTCTGGTATATCTGGTTATTCTGGTGAAATTGGTATTTCTGGATATTCAGGTTATTCTGGTATATCTGGATATTCTGGGTATTCTGGTAAAAAATTAATATGGGTTGGTTCATGGCATAAAAATTCAGCGTATTATTTTGTTAACTATACAGTTAGTAATAATAATAATCTATATGTTTGTGTTTTAGATCATATTTCAAGTGATATTTCAGAACCAGGAGTTGGTGAAGAATATGAAAACTATTGGAATATATTTTTAGAAAACTATTCTGGATATTCTGGATATTCTGGTATTTTAGGATATTCAGGATATTCTGGTTATTCAGGAAAATCTGGATATACTGGAGTTGGAATACAGTATTTTGATAGAATACCAGAAAGCGGAACAACATATATGAGTAATATCAATGACACATTAATTATAGGAACAAGTGGTTATAAATATGGTGGTGGAGATATTTCTATTCTTATTTCTCAAAATAATCCATTAGAATATGCTAGTTTTCAAGTATATCAACATGGAACAGAAAGTGGAATTGGAACATCTGGATATAAAGGACGATATTCATCTCTTGTTCTAGGAAAAACATTTGGAAATAATCAAAGTTTATTACCAGTAACAAGCGGTACTACTTTGGGATCTGTTTCATATAGAGGAAGTTATAGTAACGGTAAATTAATAGATGCTGCTGATATAAAATGTACAACTACTCAAAATTGGAATGTTAATGGAGAAAAAATAAATTCTCCGTCTCATATAAAATTTATGTTAACTTGCGGATCAGGATATTCTGGTTATACTGGAAATATTGAAAATGATAAAAGATCTATAGCATATATTACAGGTGAAGGATATTTTGGTATTGGAAAAGATAAATATCCAGAATATACATGTGATGTTTTTGGCACAACAAGAACCGAAAAAATAATCATAACAAACGGAGCAAATTCTGGATATGTATTATCTTGTGGTGTTTCTGGAGAAGCTTCTTGGAAATCATTATACTCTTTTCCAGGAACTTCAGGATATTCCGGAAAATCTGGTTATTCAGGAAAATCTGGTTATTCAGGATATTCAGGAAAATCAGGTTATTCAGGCATTGGAACAAGCGGTTATAGTGGTAATGAATTAATATGGAGAGGGTCATTTGTTGCTAGTTTTATTTATAGAGCTGGAGATGTAGTATATTATATTGGAAATACTTATGTTTGTATTTCTAAATCATCGATTCAATATATATTACCTACTAATAAAGATTACTGGCGTCCTTTAGCTAAGGGTACAGGTGGATATATACAACCAGAAAGCGGATATAAAGATGTTAATGGGAATATTGGAAAAACACAAGATATAACATATAGAGGCTTTGATAGAACTTATACTTTAAAATTTTCAAATGGCATTTTTAAAGCTTATTCTACAACTTGTTGTTTTTTAGCTGGAACAAAAATCTTAATGGAAAACAATGAATGTAAAAATATAGAAGATATAATTGTTGGAGATAAAGTAATTGGTGGAATTGTTGAAAGTTTAGAAAATCCAATTAGAGATCATTATTATTATGTTGTATTTGAAAATGATTTAGTATTAAAAATTACTGACGAACATCCAATAATGACAAGTGATGGTTGGGCTAGCATAAATCCACAAAATTATAAAGATAAAAAATTAGAAGTAAATAAATTAGAATTAGGAAACTATGTGAAAACAACTGATGGTTATTTGCAAATTATTGGGTGGATAAAGGTTTTAGGTGATATACAGACATATAATTTAAGCAAAGTAAGTCCGTCAGAAACATTTTATGCAAATGGATTTCTTGTGCATAATAAATGTTTAGATGGAAATACATTAATAAAAGTTCCAGGAAGTTCAGTTAAAATAAAAGATCTTAAGGTTGGTGATTCTGTTTTTGGTATTAAAAATGGAAAAGAAATTTTAACAGAAGTAATTAATATATATTGTAAGGAAACATTAAATCCATTGTCTGGTAGAATGTATAATGATTTTGTTTGTACAGACAATCATAAATTTTTAAATAATAATTTAAAATATGATAAAATAAATATTATACAAGAAATGTATGATTTAAAAACAAAATGTGGGAATTATATGTTATTTAATGGATTGATTTCTATAAATGACGAAAATGAAATATTTGGAAATTTTTAAGGTGTCTTATGGTTTATATAAAATACAATAATATATTTGAAGAATCTTCTACCGAAGAATTAAACGATGATAAAACAATAATTTTAGAATCAGATAAGCAAATATTATTTTTAGAACCTAAAGATTCTGACAAATATGTTATATTACCAAATGAAGAATCTTGTAATGGATTAAAATATACAATAATAAATACATCTTCTTCTTATTCTTTAATTATAAAAAACGATAATGAAGATATAATTTCAACTATCAAATCAGGATTATCACAAATATTTGCATGTAATGGAATATTATGGACAACATGTTCATCGTCTAATGAAAATGAATCCGGATATTCAGGTTATTCTGGTATATCTGGTTATTCTGGTGAAATTGGTATTTCTGGATATTCAGGTTATTCTGGTATATCTGGATATTCTGGGTATTCTGGTAAAAAATTAATATGGAAAAGTTTGTGGGAAGAATCAATAAATTATTATGTTGATGATATAATTAGTCATAATAATAATTTATATATTTGTATTGTAGATTATCTATCAAATATTGGATCAGAACCAGGTATTGGAGGATCGTACTATGATTATTGGGATTTATTTTTAGAAAATATATCTGGATATTCTGGTTATTCTGGTATTTCAGGATATTTTGGTTATTCCGGAAAATCTGGATATTCTGGTGCTGGAATACAATATTTCAATAGAATACCAGCAAGTGGTGTAACTTATTTAAATAATATTAGTGATACATTAATTATAGGAACAAGTGGTTATAAGTATGGCGGTGGAGATCCTTCTATTTTTATTTCTCAAAATGATCCAACTAAATATGCTAGTATTCAAATATATCAACATGGAACAGAAAGTGGAATTGGAAATTCAGGTTATGTGGGAATGTTTCCTGTTTTTATTTTAGGAAAAACATTTGGAAACAATCAAAGTATGTTGCCAGTAACAAGCGGAACAGATTTGGGAACAGTTACATATAGAGGAAGTTATAGCAGTGGGAAATTAATAGATGCTGCTGATATAAAATGTACTGCTGAACAAGATTGGTATGGAACAAGTAGAGAAAACGTAAATTGTCCAACCACTCTTAAATTTTTATTATCTTGTGGGTCTGGATATTCTGGTTATACTGGTGATATTGAAATCGACAAAAGAACTGTTGCATATATTACAGGAGAAGGATATTTTGGTATTGGAGAAGATAGATATCCAGAATATACTTGTGATGTTTTTGGAACAACAAGAACCGAAAAAATAATTATAACAAATGGAGCAAATTCTGGATATGTATTATCGTGTGGTGTTTCTGGAGAGGCTTTTTGGGAAACACAATCTTCATTTATAGGATATTCAGGTATATCTGGTTATTCAGGAAAATCAGGATATTTAGGAACTTCAGGTTATTCTGGAAAATCCGGCTATTCTGGTATATCCGGTTATTCAGGATATTCTGGTTTAGGTTTTAATTGGAGATATGACTGGGACGTTGGCGAATATTATTATATCAATGATATTGTTTATAATTATAAAAATGGAAACATTTATATATGTATTAATTCACATGATGCATCTTTTTATGGTTATGAAAGTGAACCAGGAGTTGGGGAAGACTGGGGACTATTTTGGGGCTTATTCACATCTCCATATATAAACGGATACATTCAGCCAGAAATTGGATATAAAGATGTTAGTGGAAATATTGGAATCTCACAATATCTATATCTTGAAGATTTTTATGGAACCGCTCATCAATTATATTTTTCAAATGGACTTCTTACAAATTATGAATGTTGTTTTCTGGCTGGAACAAAAATATTAATGGAAAACAATGAGTGTAAAAATATAGAAGATATTATAATTGGAGATAAAGTAATTGGCGGAACGGTTAAAAGTTTAGAAAGTCCTATTAGAGATCATTATTACTATATTGTATTTGAAAATGATTTAGTTTTAAAAGTAACTGATGAACATCCAATAATGACAAATAACGGATGGGCTAGCATAAATCCACAAAATTATAGAAATGAAAAATTAGAAATAAAAAAATTAGAGTTAGGAAATCATGTAAAAACAGTTGATGGTTATTTACAAATTATTGGATGGATAAAGGTTTTAGGTGATGTTCAAACTTATAATTTAAGTAAAGTAAGTCCATCAGAAACATTTTATGCAAATGGATTTCTTGTACATAATAAATGTCTAGACGGGAATACGTTAATAAAATTTCCTGGAAATCTAATTAAAATAAAAGATCTTAAAGTCGGTGATTCTGTTTTTGGTATTAAAGATGGAAAAGAAATTCTAACAGAAGTAATTAATATATACTGTAAGGAAACATTATATCCATTATCTGGTAGAATGTACAATGATTTTATCTGCACAGATAATCATAAATTTTTAAATAACTATCTAAAATATGATAAAATAGATATCGAATGCAAAACTTATGATTTAAAAACAAAATGTGGAAATTATGTCTTATCAAATGGGTTAATTTCTATAAATGATGAAAATGAAATATTTGGAAATTTTTGATAATAATTTTCTTTTTTATATAATAAAAAGGAAAATTAAATTTGATAAAGAATTCTATTATAATCCCTACTTATAATCATTTAGAAGATAATCTTATTCCATGTTTAAATAGTATAATAGAATATACTGATTTAAATGATACTGAAATAGTTATAGTTGCTAATGGATGTAAAGATAGAACCAAAGAATATCTCGATAATCAAAAAATAAAAAATATAAAAGTGTTATGGTATGATGATCCTTTAGGTTATACAAAAGCAACAAATGAAGGAATAAAACAATCTAATGGAAATTATATTATATTACTTAATAATGATACTATATTAAGGAATCAAGAAAAAAATCAATGGATAAATATACTCAAAAAACCATTTTTAGAAAATGACAAAGTTGGAGTAACCGGTCCTTTAGCATCAAGATGTCCTATTATAAACAGGAAATTTTTATTATTTTTTTGCGTCATGATTGAAAAAAACATATTTGATGAAATAGGATTACTTGATGAAATATTTAATCCAGGTTTTGCCGAGGATATGGATTTTTGTATAAGAGCAGAAAATAAGGGATATAAATTAATCCAGGTTCCATTAGATGATATTAATTGTAGAGATTTCCCAATATATCACAAAGCCGAAGGAACAGTTTTTGATTTAAAAGATTGGGATAAAATTACAGAAAGAAATTTACAAATATTATTTAAAAAACATGGTAAAAAAGTTTATATAATAACTCCAACATATAAAAGATATTTAAAATTAAGAAAAACACTAGACAGTATTAATAAACAAAAATATAGAAATATAATATCTTATATTTGCGCAGATGGATATGATGAAAAGGTAAAACATATAATTGATGAGTTTAATAAAAAATCAGATATAGAATTTCAATATCATTATTTGGATAAACACGAAGGAGCTTTTGGAAGCAAATGTAGGCAAAAAATATTAGAAATCATACCAGAAAATGGATTTGTTTGTTTTGTTGATGATGATAATACTGTTAATGAAAACTATGTTGGGGAGTTGTTATCTCAAATAATAAACGAAAAAGATTATAAAATATCATATTGTCAAATAGAACACGTAGAGCTTGGAAAGATTATACCTTCTTCTTCTCATAATGAAGGAGAGTTTGTTTTTGGTGATATAGATAGTTTAAATTTTATGGTTGATTCTAGCTTAGCGAAGAAATTTTCATATAAATGGGAACATGATATAAAATCTAATTTTGTTGATCATGATTATCAATTTATAAAAGAATGTTCTAAAAATACAAAATCAAAATATGTTAAAAAGATTCTTGGAACACATGGAGATAAAGGGATTGTAAATATGACAGAAAAAGATGATTTAGGTGTTTTTAATAATTTAAACTTAGATTTAAGTTTTATAGAAAAATTAAAAGCACAAGATTCTTATGTGTTTGATGAATTTAAAAATAATTTATATTCTTTAAATAAAGAAGATGTTTTTGAAAAAAATGTTCTTGACATAGGTGCATATAATGGTATTTTTTCTATATTATGTGCAGAATATGGTTCAAATAAAATAGTTTCAATAGAACCTAATATTGAATCTTTCAAATTATTTTTACAAAATACAAAAAAATATAATAACATAATACCTATAAATGTAGCAGTTACAGATAAAAGTAAAAATATAGTATATTTAGAAGAAATTGAAAAAAACACAATGGTTTCAGAAGATAATGTTGATATAAATAATATAAATAATGAAAAAAAATTATCTTATACAATTACACTAGAAGATATATTAAACATTTATTTTAGAAATGACAATGATATTATATTGAAAATTGATTGTGAAGGATTTGAATTTCCGATATTAATGTCTTGTGATGAAAAAATGATAAAAAGATTTAAAAAAATATTTATAGAAATTCATGGAACTCCAATAACAAAATATGAAATAAATTATTTATATGATTATATAATGAGTTTAGGATACAAAGAAATATGGAATGTTAGTTTTTATACAAAACAAAAAAACGAAAAAGGAGAAGAGGAAACTATTTATAATAATAATAAAGTTTTTAAATTTGAAAGAAAAGATGACATAAAAAACATACAATTAATAACTAATAATGCAGATGTAACTGCTATGATTTCAACTAAAAATAGATATAATACGACTTTACCACTAGCAATAACTTCTATTGCAAACCAAACTGTTAAACCTAAAGAACTAATAATATTTGATGATGGCGACCAAGAAGATTTAAGAAAAAACCCTTTATATGAAAATATATTTAAATATCTTGATTTAAATGGAATAGAGTGGCGTGTTATATTTGGAGAAAAGAAAGGTCAAGTTTTAAATCATCAAAAATCAATAGAAATATCTAAACATAAATATATATGGAGATTAGATGATGACAATTTAGCTGAAAGTAATGTTTTAGAAAAATTATTATTAGAAATGAAAGATGATGTTGGGGCAGTTGCCGGATTGGTATTAGATCCATTACAAAATATAAGAATTCCAGAAAATTTTACATACAATAATATAAATGATTTATCTATTTTTCCTAATTGTCAATGGGTTAAACACGAAGGAAAACACGAAGTAGATCATTTATATAGTACTTTTTTATATAGAAAAGAAGCATCAAAACACGGATATTGCTTAAAATTATCTCCAGTTGGTCATAGAGAGGAAACTATATTTACATATGAAATGAAAAGAAGCGGTTGGAAATTAATAGTAGATAGTTCTATAATTACATGGCATTTTAGGGAAAGTGGCGGAGGAATAAGGAGTTATCGTGATAAAAGTTTATGGGATCATGATGAAAATGTTTTTAATATGAAGATGAAGGTTTGGAATAAATATCCAGGGAAAACAAAGTTGATATTAGTAACAGGGGGACTTGGTGATAATTTTGCATTTATTCATGCTTATAAAGATATAATAAAAGAACATCCAGATGTTATAGTATCATCATTTTACGAAGATGTTTATAAATTTTCTGGTATAAATTATATAAATATAGATGAAGCTTTATATTTAACAAATAATACTGAAAAATATAATATATATAGATATATGGAATATAGTAAGGTAAAGAAAAATTTAGTGGAGTCTTATAAAGATTTTTTTATAAATTTTGAGTATTAAATATGAAAAAAATTATTATTTCGCCGTTTTCAAAAAAATTAAAAGACAATAAAAGGAATGCAAAAGATTATCCTTATTGGGACCAAGTTATAGAAAAATTGAAACAAATGGAGTTTCATATTATACAAGTTGGAATAAATGGAGAACAATTACTTGATAATGTAGATGAATATTTTATGGGTAAATCTTTTGATGAATTAAAGTCAAAGGTTATGGAGTGTGATTGTTGGATTTCTGTAGATAATTTTTTCCCTCATTTTTGCCATTTTATAAAGAAGTATGGAATAGTTTTATGGGGAAAATCAGATCCAGATATATTTGGTTATCCTGAAAATATAAATTTATTATTAGATAGAAAGTTTTTAAGGAAAAATCAATATTTAATATGGGATTATGAGAGTTATGATGAAAAGGTTTTTGTTTTACCAGATGTTGTTATTAAAAATGTAATTAATTTATTAAGTATAAAATGACTAGTAAGATAAATTTTGATGTATGTAATTTTTGGAATACTTTTCCATCATCAATGATAATAATTGATATTAATTGGAAAATAATAAAATTTAATAAAAATTTTTGTAAATTATTGAGATATAGTAGTTCTGAGCTTAAAAAAAAACATTTAAAAGATATTTTATCAAAAAGTAGTTGGGATGATCTTTATATTAGATTAAATAAAATAAAAAATGAAGAAGAAGACGTATATGTTTCAGAAAAAGTTTTTCTTTCAAAAGATAAAGAAAATATACGAACAATTGTTCTAGTTGCTCCAATATTCGATAATAATAGAAAAGTTGCATTAATTTTTGGAATATTGACCGATATATCTCCATTTAAATTTAGTAATGAAGAAAAAGAAATAATTTTTAATAATCCAACATTTATGGTATTTAGAATTAATAAAGAAAAAATAATAGAACAAACAACAGGAAGTTCAAAAATAATCCTTGGGTTTTTTAAAGAAAATTTAATTAATAAGAATATATTAAACTTATCTCATCAACTAGATAAAAAAATAATAGAAGAAGAATTTAATAAATTAAATATTTATAAAAGTATAAAATTTGATGCAAGAATAAAACACACTGATGGTTCGTATAGATGGATTAATTTTAATATATTTAAAACAAATGATCATAATAAGTTTATAGCTATAGCAAGAGATATAACATCAAAAAAAATATTTCATGAACAAATGAAAGTTTATTATGAAGAATTAAAAAAATCAAATCAAGAATTATATAGTTTTGCTAATTTTATATCTCATGATTTAAAAGAACCATTGAGAAAAATATTATTTTTTTCTGATAAAATAATTTCAGAAAGTAGTGAAATAAATGAAAAAACTAGAAAAAACATTGGTTTAATAAAAAATTCAGCAGATAAGATACGAAATTTAATAAAAGGAATATCAAAATTATGTAAAATGTCAATAGATTTAATAGATTTTAAATATCATAATATTAATGATATAATAAATTCTTCGATTAATTTATTATCATTAAAAATAAATGAAACAAATTCAAAGATAGTTATAAAGAATAATATTGATTTTGATATAGAATGTGATAAGAATATATTGGAACAATTGTTTGTTAATATTTTAGATAATTCTATGAAATTTAAAAAAGACAATGAAAACTTAATAATAAACATAACTATAAATAAAAAGCTTGATGATTATGTAAAAATTTCAATAAAAGATAACGGTATAGGTTTTGACGGAAGGTTCAGAAACAAAGTTTTTTCAATGTTTCAAAAGTGTCATGACGGCTTATATCAAGGAAATGGAATAGGTTTATTTATGTGTAAAAAAATAGTAGAATTTCATAATGGAAAAATCAATATATTTAGTAAAATAAATAAAGGAACAACAGTAAATATATTAATTCCAATAAAACAATATAAATTTTTATCTTATAACTAATATATAAAACAAATGAATAACAATAATATAAAATATATTTTTTTAGTTGTAGATGATGATTTTGATGAAGTAGAAATAATTAAAAATATATTATTAGAAGAACATAATATAAAAATTCATCATTTAGCAAATGGAAAAGAATTAATAGAATATTTAATAGATAATATAAAAAAATCTGTTTTTATATTATTAGATATAAAAATGCCAAAGAAAGATGGTCTAAAAACATTAAAAGAAATAAGAAAAAATTTTAAAACAACATTTCCAATTATTATATTTACTAATTCTGGTTCAAAAGAAGATATTGAAAAGAGTTATAAACTTGGAGCAAGTTCTTATATAATAAAACCATATACTGAAAAAGAATTAAAAAATACAATTAATAATATAGTAAATTATTGGTTTAAAACAGTTATTTTACCCTAGATCTGAAGATTCTACAAAATCTAATTCTTCTTTCTTATGACTATATTTTGTAGGGTTATCAGAATCTTTGTAATAATATGTTATCTTTTTAGCTCTATCTCCGACTTTAGATCCTGTTGCAAATATCTTTTCTGTTTTTATTTGATTTGCAGATCCAGCAACATAATATTCACTACCAACATCTGATGCGGCGCTTACATATGTATAACTATATGATAATTTAGAAGTATCTAACAATTGATTTAAAAACGCTACTGCTTGATGTCCAACGTCAGATTTTTCATAAACTACTTCTACGGAATGATGTAAAGAACCAGCGCCAGATAGTCTAAAACTTATATAGCCATTTATACAATCTATTCTAGAATTATCTTTTAAAGGTGTAATAGCCGATCCGGCAGGTGTAGATCCAGATACATTAAAAACAGATTCATTTACTCCACCATGATCTCCGTCGCCAGTTATAGAAAAATCAAAACTATACAGTGTTCCAGTTCCATCATCTAGTGTTATTTTTCCAAAAGCCGAATATGATGTTCCAGATGTAACTTGTGTATTATTTTTTTCATCTTCATCGGAAGCTATTATTCCATCTCTTTTTATAAATCCTTCTACGTCAGATTTTAAATTTGGACCAGCGATCAAGCTACATGGTGCGTTATATCCATCAACTTGTCTTGTAATTAAATAATGAGGATTTCCCACATATCTTTTATAAAAAGCTTCTGATCCATTAAATGTATCATTTGGATGTAAAGATATATCTGGAACTTTTCCATCTTCTCTCGGTAGAAACAAATGTGAAAAAGAAGTATTTTTATATATTGGCATAACTATTCTCCTAAATAATTAGTCGAATATATATATGATATTTATTAATTATTTTTTATTATCTTTTTGATTTTCAGATTTGTTTTTATAATCTGTTTCATAGAAACCGGTTCCTTTAAACACTAAAGATGGAGGAAATATAATTCTTTCAATATTTCCATTACACTTAGTATTTTCTATTTCATTATGAAATTTATATGGATTTGATTCAATTGATTGAATCGTTTCAATTAATTTATCACATTTGTTACATTTATAAATATATATTGGCATATATTATTTCTTTTTATATAAATTTTTAAGATTAAAATCAACTTCTTTTTTTAATCCAGGGGATACTAATTTTATTGCATTTTTAGTTAAACTTTCTATATCATATTTGTAATTATGGGTTGTTAATTTTGTTAAAATACAAATAAATAAATTTTTGATCCTTGCTTCGTCAATGTCATTTTCCTTTATAATTTTTATTAAAGAAGCCAATCCATTTTTATTTGTATTTTCAATAAGTTCGTCTAAATTATCAATAATATTTTCCATATTTATTAAAACCCTCAATAAATTTTAATTCTTGAATAGTATATTTTTCTTTTCCTTTTGTTAACTTGCTTTTTCTAGGATTTTTACACATATTACAATTACATGATTTTCTTGTATGTAATAATTTTCCAGTGATTTTTTTTTCATTTATTGATTGATTTATATACCAATTTTTATAAATCAACCAGTAAATTTTTCTTTTTATTATTTCATTTTTATATCTTCTGGCACATCTTTTAATTGATTTATTCATATTACCATGTTTTTTCTTTGATTAAATATTTCGTCTATAGAAAGAGTTTTGTTTTCATTAACGTTTAAATCACTTAAATAATTCCTATGATATTCATCTAATATTCTCTTAACTTCTAAACCATGGTTTCTTTTTCTATTAGCGTCTCTTATTATATGTCTATATCTTGATTTTAAGTATCTTTGAGAATCAAAATCTGAGAATTTTCCATTTAAAAATATTTTTGATCTACTGTGATATATTCCCAATATTCTAGTATTTGGATTATTCATAAAATCATGTATTTCCATTATGTCTAATTTATTAACTATAGTATAATATATACATATTTCACATTTATTATTTTTATAATTCCATTTACTAGTACCAAATAGTACTATATCATCATCGTTATTATAACGAAATGTATATGCTTTTTTTCCTAAATGGAATATTTTATATACAACATTTTCTTCTTCTATAATCATGTTGTTTTTCCAACATTATACTTTACATTTATTTAGATATTGATTCCAAATATTTTTTCTATTATTTCTATTATTTTCAAATATTTTTAGAGCTTTAGTAAAAGCAGTTTTCCTTCCAATTTTTTTTACAAAATTATCTCTACTATCTACAATAGAACATGCTTGAGCTACAACATTTTTATCTGATTTGTTTTTTATAAAACACCATGTTTTGCTTCGTTTTCTTTTCGGGTGTTCGTAAATAAAATCTACAAAATACTCTTTTCCATTGTTGGTAATGATCATAATTTTTCCTCCATTTTTATATTAATTCTGTTATATACTTAATGTCTTTTATTTTATTGATATTTATTATTTGATTATAATCAGCATCTATATATATTTGACCAATTTCTTCTATGTAATCTATATTATTAATTCCCATTTCTTCTAATTTTGTTTTAACATTTTTAATAATAGATTCAGATTTTTTAATAAACTCTTTTTTTGAAGACTTGTACTTTTGTTTATCTAACATTAAAACATTATCTTTTTTAAATACGAAATCAATTTCTCCTATGTCAATTTCTAATATAATCGGAAATTTTTTGTTTTTATTAGATAATACTTTATTATAAAAAGACTTTGGGCATAATTTAGAAAGTTCTTGGTTTTTCATTTTACTTATTTTCTTTCATATAATATTTTATTTTATCTAATATTTCTTTAATTCCCAATATTCTGTTATCTGACAATATATCATAAATACCAAGATCTTCAAATTCATTTATTTTATTAGAATTAAAAATATTTATTATTATAAACAAAACTCCTCTAACTATAAATGATTCACTATATGCTTTAAAAGAAAGATTGTCATTTATTACTGGAACCAGCCATGTTTTTGATTGACAAGATCTTATCAAAAATTCTTCTCTTTTTTCATCTTCTGATAAAATATCTAATTTTTTACCATAATCTATTAATTTTTGATATTTTTGTTTATTATCTATTTCTTTAAATTCAGATATAATATCTTGCGCATTCATTAATATAACAGTTAATTATAATTTTTTATTCGCTTAATTTTTTTATTAATGATATTTTTAAAAAATATTTATAAACCTCTAGTATCATTACATTCAATAAATATTATTTCTAATATTGAAATAATACTACGACTACCATTAGTATTTATAATACACAGAAACATATTATCAATTTTATCTAATTTTCCGAAAAATTCAAAATTTTCTAAATAAATTTTAACATTTCTTCCAATAAATTCTTTAAGAATTTCCATTATTTATAATAAATTCCTCCATTTTTTGTTAACAGAAAAAATACATTTTCAATATAATATAGTAAAATTTTTATTATCTTATTTTTTAATTTTTTTTATTTGATATTTTATTTAAATTTTTTGGTGGACCATAAAAACTTATTTCGAAATAAATAGAATTTAAGAATTCTAAAAGATTAATATTATAATTTAGTTTTATATTTTTTTTATAATTAATAAATAAACCTTCATTTTCTATTTCAACAGGGATATCTAATATATCTTTAAATATAAATCCAATTCCACATTTTTTGCCATTTTCTATTCCAAAAAAATCTATATAAAAATCAAAAGATTTTTTTTCTATACAGAATCTCCATGAAACAACCAATTTATCTATTTTATTTTTTTTATTTATAGATTCTTTTTTATAATATAAATATGAATGAAAATCATCTATATTAATATTTCCTAAAGAATAATTATTAATAAAATTTTTTAAATTTTTATATTTATCCACAGAAATCATTATATCTCTAAGAGTAACATCTTTATCCATAAGACAGTTATATGTTAAATATTTTTCAAAGTTTTTATCATCAAAATCAAAAGAACTTTTATTAATACAAACGAAACCGTTTTTTTGTATTAATATATTTCTATAATAATTAGACATTTTTCCTCTAAATTTTTTAAAATACAATTAATTATTTTTTAATTTTATTTTATAATTCGCTTAAAAAAATAATAATTCATAAAAAATATAATAACACGAAATATAAGCGAATATAATAATATAAACAATTATAAATTAAATTTAATTAAATAAATTATTTTTTAGGAGTAAAAAAACATGGAAGACAAAAACAAAACGTTGTTAAGCGAATTCAAATATACGCAGGACAAAGATGACGAAACAATTGATTTAATAAAATCGGATATTAATAAATATTTGAGCATTGATTTTATTGAATCAATAAAAAACCCATCTAAAAATTTTATTTTAAAATTCTTTAATGAATTTTATAAAACGTTATCGCCATCAAAATTTATGATATGTTTTTCAATATTAATTGGAAATTTCGATACTAATAATGATAACAACTTTAAATTTGTTTTAAATTTAATAAAAGAATATTTCTTTTCTAACGAAGATGTTTTTGATAATGCTGTTTATAATTTTTGTCCAACCGGTATTTTGCGAGATATTGTAAATAGCAAACCATTTAATAAAGAAATAGAAAATGAACTTCAAGAATTTTTATTTGATCTTATAATTAGAGTCAAAGAAGATAATTCATATTGTTATAATTTTCTTCCTGATGTTTTAAAGAAAGAAAAATTTTGGCATCATTTTATTAAAAAAGAATACTGGGCAATAACTTATATAAAAGATCCTTCTATATCATTACAAAATGAAGCTGTTAAACAAAATTTAGAAGCTATATTTTATATAGAAAATCCAGATCCAGAAATTGTTCATTATTGTATTACAAATAATCCTAGTTTATTGAAAATAAAAGAAAACCCAATAGCTAGAAAAGGTTTTGCGTTTTTAGGTAAATATAAACTTCCTGATGATTATTTCCAGAATTTATCATTAGAAATACAAGAAAAAATAATTAAAACGCATCCTGAGTTGGCTGCATTAATACCAAACGTAAATCCAGATTTTATTAATAAAACAAAATATTCGAATTTGTAAAAACGTAATAATACGAAATATAAGCGAATATAATAATACAAATAATTATTAATTAAATTTAATTAATTATTTTTTAGTAAGAAAAATCATGAAAACTAGAAACGAAATTCGAGATGTTTCTGGTAATATCATTGGAAGAATAGACTATAGCGAACGTAGATATAAAGCTCAAGATGTTGCTGGAAATAGTCTTGGATATTACGATCCATTTTCAGCAACATCTTGAGCTT